GATTATGCCCTCCATAGAAAACGTTTTTCTGTGTTAATCATAGCGCATTCATGTTGCTTTGACTAGTGTTAGGTGTACCAACTTTGGTAAATAATATCTGCGCTTTAAACGGCATAAAGCCGCTGTTGGCACGGGTTCAAGTATATCATTACTACCCCACTCAATGCCCTAGTTTTCCGTTAATATCTCGTTGTTTCCCGTTAAATCTGGTCACTATCTGGTCAAAATATGCTCTCACACATCGTGTTTAAATAACGCAAACGTCGCCCAGTTGGGCTTATTTTTTTGCAATCAAAAAGCCCACCAGATGGCAGGCTGCGAGCAAAAAAATAAGCCCGAAAGCTTATCCGTGATCGTAGGCGTCGAAAGTTGTATCTATTGCTAACACATAAAAGATATTATCATAAATCTTTCCTATAACGCGTCCCAATGTATTTAATCGAAACACCCAATATAAATCGCCACCATCTTTACTCCGCTGGGAACTAATAAACTCTCTGTTTAATCGAAATTTTACTTCATCGACAGGAATCGCCTCAATTCCCTGCTCTTTCGTCAATCCCATGATTACAGCCTTATCTTCTTTAGATAGTGCCTCAATCTTTTCAAGGAGCTTTTTGTGTACTTTTGCATCAGTTTTGCTTCGTCCAGATAACGAATATTTTTTATCAGAGGTAATAAACGAGAAATTAAACGTAAACCTATTTCTAGCCTTAACCTGATTCAAATTAATGATTGGTGTTTTTGGGCCGGGTTCCTTTAATTTAATCTTTTTCGTCATCTGTAACTACCACGTGCGCTTTAAAGTAGTCACGAATCTTGTCATGGCTAATTACCATATTCTGCCTAGTCTCGCGCCACGGGCTTTGCGCATGCGTTAAATTCACCAAATCCGTAGACGACATGCTACCAAACGTATCATACACAGCGTTTAGTACTGTTGAAATAGATTCAGACTGTTCAACTGATTTGTAATCGTCCCAGTCATCCTCAGTTACTGGAATATCGTCATTTACAATTCCGCGTTGATGAATATATTCATGGTGAACTGACTCGATCACAGGGCCATATGTCCACGCAACGATATCTTCATTAAATAGGGGCTTGTCATACGCTGCGAGAGATACTCCTTGTGCTAAATAGAGAAGCTTCATTAACTTTAGCTGGGTAAGCTCATCTGCAGACTCGTGTTCACGCATATCAGCATAGTTGCGGGCGCGGAACCAATTTACCAACTTTTGAATATTCATTGCGGGTCTCCTTTCACACGAATAAACGTCATTTAATGACGGCCCAATACCATTCACTTAATAAGTTTAGCACGGTAGTCAACCTACTACATGTAGTCAACGCAGTGTTCGCGCACACAAAAAAGCCCCACCCCGCGTTAGCAGAGTGAGGCTGTGATTAGCTAGAACGGGTTGGCCGTCCCAATTTTGATTTGCAAGCGGTCCAAAGGCTGCCCGAAGTTGCCGGCGTAGCTGTCAGTCAACCCAGCCACCGAACGGCCATCATCACAGACGGTCCGCAACCATCCAGCTTGCGTGGTCGTTTGTGACCGGTAGTAAGCTTGGCTATAAGCCTCACCTGCGGGTGTAATGTAGATCATTTCGACAGCGTCGATGGTCTTGCCGAACGTCCCAGCATAGCCGTTGACAGCGTCCTTATGATTGTAGCCGGTGACCCACGGCAACCACTCGCCACCGATCACACGAACGCGGTATTTGATTGTCCCGTGGCTCACCTTGATGCAAAGCGCATCATGCTTGTGGTTTGGATTTCCCGCAAAACCATTGGAGTTTTTGTTGTTGAAATTGGTGACAGCGCCAAGCCACCCAGCACCTTGTTGGTGTAACTCATAGGTGACGTTGATTGCAACGGCCGCCTTAGTTCGCGTCGTGTGATTAACTACGGCAGGTGTGGAAGCTTTGACGGTTGCCACAGGCTTGCCACTAATCGCCGCATATTTTGCCCACGCCAACTTGTCGCCATAGAAGGCGTCTAAGTCCAATGATGCGCCCCAACCGGATAGACGACCAGATGACGTGTATTGGAACATCGCCATGGACGGCCAGCACTTGAGGGTGCCATACAAATCGCGAGGTTGGTATCCATTAACGGCATTGTAATTGTTATATTGGGCAACCCATACACCGTAACCGGATTTGACGACGATTGACCAGTCATAAGCATTTTCCACGGCCAAACTCATGTAGATCACTGGACGAACACCAGTCTTTTGATAGACGTAATCCAGCCATGCCTTAGCCCACGTAACGCTAGGCCGAGCTGGTTCGTAGTCCAAGACAAGCATAGCCTTGCCAATATACGGTTTAACTGTCGCCAAGTAGTGGTCAGCTTCGGCTTGTACGTTGCCGTTGGAGGCAAAATGGTAGAAGCCTAACAGCGCCGGCGCTTTGGCAATCTGGTCAGCAAGTGCAGGGTTAGTGTAGCTGGTGGATTCAGTCGCCTTTACAATCCGAAAATCACCAGGCATCTTTGGAATTCCAGTTTGATAGTTGGCGATATCAATGCCATTTAAGGTCATTTTACTTGTCCTCCTTCTTAGGTGTGGTGTAAGTCAGTGCCTGTGCACTGTCGGTCACTCCGGCAGTAGTCGGGTCAGTGACCACACCAAGAATTGACAGCACCGCGAATACCGCATTGACGATGCCAGTCAGCTGTGTGCCCAAGTTGGCAAAGTCCCACTTATAACCAAAAGGTGCAGCCGCAGCTTGCGCAAGCAATAAAATAGCCGGCACTAAGGCCAGCCAGAACTTGATACTCAGTAATCGTACTTTCCAATTAATCTTCATGGTTATCTTCTCCTTTGATTCCTACGGTGTCTTCCAATCGAGTAATCCTAACCGAATGGCTGCCAAGCTCGTCATCGTGTGTCCTCAGATGTTGCCCCAATTCTGCCAGCGACTGTTCGTGCAGCTTGAGTTGTCGATTAATCGTCTCTGAAAGCATTTGAATATCAGAACGCAATGGATCTAAGGCAATCTTTTTAAACAGCCAGCTGCCCGCGCTTACACCCACCCCTATGATTGATATGAACTCCGCCCAGTCGCCAATCGTATATCCAAAAAATGTCACTTTCTCACTTCCTTCCACAAAAATAGCCATCTAAGCCTTGGCCTGAGATTTAGTTATTTTCAACCAATCCGCCCATAACAAAAAGCCCAACGCAGTCAAGCGAGGCTTTTCATGTACTGTGTATTTATTAGGCGACTATGCTTCGATTATTGTAGCCAGAGACTATCCAATAGCTTAAATCGTTTATAAACATGAATTTTGATAAAATCATAATTATTTTTATCATGATTAGGGTTATTCCATAGATTAAATTCATCTTCGTAATTACTTTCGCCAATTAGGTTAATATGGTCACGATACATTTTTAAAACGTAGACTGGAGTTAACCAAGTCCGTAATTCTCTATAACGCGATTTAATTTCATTAACAAATAATGAGTTTAACCTTGTAAAAAGATGACTATTTAATCCAAGTAAGCCAGTTAAAGGATCACGTATAGTACCGTTAAATTCACCACCATAAGTCGTATCAAGATCGTATGGGTGGAAATACCATTTTTGAAAATCCCATGTGATCAAAGTTTGGTTCTTGCCATCAGCATCACTGTTTTCAATCACGTTTAGGAAGATGAAGTAATCAATCAGCGACTCCAAGTCAATGTGGGTACCAAGTTGTGTCTTAAAGTCATTATCTGAAGAAGTTGAGACAAAGGTAATGAGGCTATTAACTGCTTGTTTAATTTCGTCTGTCGGATCATCAGGTGATACCATCTCAAAATCAGAGCCGTCAAGTTTTACTCCACCTGTTGGTAAGGCGCTAAATGCCGTTGTATCTGTATACGTTTCTCCAGAAATAACTGCCTTAGTATTTTTACCATAATCTCCCTTAGCCGTGTTGAATGAATAAATTCCTGCAAATTTATCATTAATAAACACTTTTATTGGGAATCCATCGATAAAACCAAAATCTTCAGTGTTTGCTAAATCATCAGGCATATTCTTTTGAGTTGCCCACAAATCAGTACCAATGTTGGCATTGACGACATCGCGACAAAGGACTGGATCGGTATAGTAAGCTTTAAGATTGTATTTATTATCAGCGGACCACAATGGACATGGTTTAAAATTCATCTTTTTTGTTAGGCTCTGATCTTCAAATGTTTTAATTCGGTAAGCTTTTTTGTCCCAAACAAGCGAACTATCTCCCTGCCATTTAGTTGAAGCGAAGCCATCAACTTCTCGTCCCCTGTCCTTGAATTTGAATTGCATCGTTACGTAGTTAGTACCGCTCATTCCGGATGTTGAACCGTTAAGATATACTTCTGGAAACTGCTCATAGTCATAAGAAGTAATAGGAGTACCATTCGTCGTTTCATTTGTACCATATTCAAGGACTACACTGTAATCGTTAATTAGAACAGTACCTAGGTCATTAGTCCCTGAAGTAGACATCCATAGCTCTACTTTGGCTACGCCTTCAATGTGGTTAGAACCAAGTGAAAACTCTTTTTGATAATTAAGAATTTTCGAAGCGTTTAATGCAATTCGATCAACACTAATAGAATTGCCTAAATCATTGCCGTTCTTATCGTAAAAGTGAAAATCAAGTCCAAAAGTTTGGTCAATTGATGATTGAATATTTAAATTGATTTTCACAGGGTAAGTTGACATTGCTGAAATCTTATCAGGATCGTCAATCTGAAATTTTAGACCCCTGTATTGCGTATTGGCTGTTGAAGTCATTTTCAGCCATTCTTGACCAAGATATTTAGTGATTGAGATAACCGTATCGTTATTACTAGGTAATGGTTGACGTTCAATTAACTCGGGTAACTGATTCGTCGTTTTATTTGTATTATAGTCAAGGACTGCGCTGTAATCGTTAATTAGAACAGTACCTAAATCGCTAGTCCCCGAAGTAAACAGCCATAGTGCCACCTTGGCTACGCCTTCAATGTGGTTAGAACCAAGTGAAAACTCTTTTTGATAATTAAGAATTTTCGAAGCGTTTAATGCAATTCGATCAACACTAATAGAATTGCCTAAATCATTGCCGTTCTTATCGTAAAAGTGAAAATCAAGTCTAAGAGTTTGGTCAATTGATGATTGAATATTTAAATTGATTTTCACAGGGTAAGTTGACATTGCTGAAATCTTATCAGGATCGTCAATCCACAATTTTAGACCCCTGTAAGGTGTATTGGCAGTTGAAGTCATTTGTGTCCATTCTAGGTCAAGATACTTAGTAGTTGAGATAACAGTATCATTATTAGGTGTTGGTTGACGTTCAATTAACTCTGGTAACTGATTCAACATTCTATTGGTATTATATTTAAGGACTACACTGTAATCGTTAATTAGAACAGTACCTAGGTCATTAGTCCCTGAAGTAGACATCCATAGCTCTACTTTGGCTACGCCTGCAATGTGGTTAGAATCAAGTGAAAACTCTTTTTGATAATTAAGAATTTTCGAAGCGTTTAGTGAAATTACATCAATAATAGCATTATTCATGTCATTACCATTGCTATCGTAAAAGTGAAAATCAAGTCCAATAGTTTGGTCAATTGATGATTGAATATTGAAATTGATTTTGACCGGATAATTTGCCATTTCTGAAATCTTATCAGGATCGTCAATCAGTAATCGTACACCTCTGAACGGCGTATTGGCCGTTGAAGTCATTTTAAACCATTTTTGACCAAGATATTCAGTAGTTGAGATAACTGTATCGCCATTAGCAGGTGTTGGTTGACTATCAATTAACTCTGGTAGGCGATTTACCTTTTCAAATGCTTCTTCAATTTGATCAACTAAAGATTGATCAATCCCAGCTGTTTGGAATTGCCCACAATCCTTAAAGTCTCCATCAATCCAAATCCACAAATGTCCATTGTCGGTTGTAACATTTAATTGATCATTCCCTTGTGGATATTTAGCACGTAATGCGGCTTCATTTGTAAACGCCTCTGGGTTAAGACGCATGGTTGCTAATTTTTCATTGATACTATTATCCAAGTCATTTTCTTGACTATCCAATCGTTCTTTCAACGTTGAATAGGTGTGACTATTTGAATTAGTTCTAGCATCTTTAACTTCAACTGATGTGTCACGCTCCTCTGATAACGCTGTTTCAGCGGTTGCCTGTGTTGCGTCTTCTCTGCTCTTGAGAGTTCCATAAGTGTTACCATGCACATCAATTCTGGATTGCGTCACTTCGTTTTGGTCTTGTGGCGCAACATCACCCAGTAAATCAGTTATTTGCTTATTGAGAACATCAGATTGACCATCTACACCATTTTGAATTTTTTGAAAGTTTGAATCCAATTGTTCGCGTAGAACCGGACCCAAGTTTGTATCTAAGCTTGTAATTAATTTATCCATTTTTATGGTTGCTCCTTTGTAGTCGTAATCACACCTTTATCATCTACAACAACGTCATAGGCAATACCGGTCGCGCTCGTCAATTTAAGACCGCCTGATAGGTCTGTTTTTCCGGTAAATTGCTTGTCTCCTGCAATTGTCTCGTCCGTTTGGTTTGTTGGCGCTACGTATTTAGCACCGTTAATCAACAAAGCACCAGTATCATCAAATCCAATCGTATACTGTGATCCGCTAGGCGAATGCAACGCGATTGACGGCAATACAAGGTCATCAAAATCGTATGCTTCAAAGTGAAAGCCATCAGGCTTGATGAGCACACGAAGTGTATCTGATGTTCCATCTGGCATAACGCCAACGCCGAAGTTACCAACGCCTATTTTACCGTTGTTAATCACTGGTCTAACCATTTGTGTTTTCTCCATACGTATACCACACGCCATCAGACGTCAGTACATTTAACTTGTCATTGGCATCTCTAATTGCATTCGATAACGCTAACGTGCTTTGCTTTGCTTGATTAAGAATGTTCCGATTGCTGCGTTGGTAGTCAAGAACCGTTTGGGGGTTACTATTCAGCGTGAGTGATGTTTTATGCGATAAATCAAGTGGATAGTAGGAATAAGCCACAACCATGACATCTGTCACAAAACCAGTCTCCAAAACCTCTAAACGACGCACCTCACCAGGCACTGGATCATCATTATCAAGATAATCAAGACTGATAGAAATCGCTGGTTCAGTGACTAATTTAGCGCGTGCGGCTGTGTCAGCGGCATTAGCATCATGAAAGCGGTCGTCAGAAAAATCGCCGCCGTCAATAACACCGTACTCTCTAATCGAAGTCGGATCATTAATCACGTGTGGTTGGAACCAGACTGACCCATCTTCTTTTGTTGTGCTGATGACCGTTAGTTGATTAACTAATGCTGTTGAGTCATACGTCAACGTCATATTATCCGTGTTGTGACCATAGCCCAGGCGGTTGCCTAAATTCTTAGCAAACGCATCTTTGCTATACACAACAATTTTTTTGTTGTCTGGATAGATAACGGCATCTGGCCACGTTGAGATGATTTGCGATAGCCCATCAAAAGCATTGTTTCCGCCCAAGTCCGTAATCTGTTGATTAGAGAATCTCCCCTGCACATCGTACGTGTAGCCAAAATTGTTGTTATCTAAATAAAAAGCAAGCACATCTCGGACTGAATAAGTCAATGTGCCTGCTTTTTTGTTGTGTTGAAAAATCTTCCGTACATCTAAGTAAATATGAGTTGCTGTGATCGTAATCGTTGCATAGCGTGCCGAATAATTAGGCACTGACTGCTTAATTGCGAACTGTTGACCCCGCCATGTGATGATATTCTCTGACGTCAATAGTGCAAAAGACACAGACTTATCATCAAACGCAGTGAATGTCAGTTGATAAGAACTATTATTCTCCCAACTCACATTAAATGATGAGTTAATCAGGCTCGTTAGCGGTTCTGTAAGGGTGCCGTCCCGCTTTGATACCGTCACAACGTCATTAGTCAAGATAAATAAACGGAAAACTAAAAGTCGTGGTATGACTAGTTGCACCCTTAACCATAATGTCATTCCACCCTTTTTCTAGTTTAATAAAACCAAAATCTGTGTTCTGTGAAGCTGGTTGACCGTTGAGAATTGTTGATAAACCATTCAAAACGATGCTATCAGTGCCATTTGACGCGTTATTATACTTATAACTTGACCCATTGGTCGTGTTCGTAATCTGATACGAACTACCAGCGAACTGAATACGTAATACTAAATCGTGTCTTTGGTAATATGGATCAATGGCAATATCGCTTGGATTGAAAATCCGAAATGAATTAGCGGTTTGCGTATACACCGGCTGTTCATCAAGATGGAAGTTCATACCAAATGAAATATCGTCAACCGTGACTGAATCACTGCGATTTAACGAATATTTATATCCGCTTGGAATCTCAAATTGGATAGCGAAAAGTGAGTCATCGTATCCGTCTGCAATGAACTTGATTTCAAATGAAGTTGGTCGCCCATACATCACTTTTTGAAGGTCGATATCAGTCCTAAAGCGAACTAAATTCCTATCACCAAATAATTGATAAATTTCATGTCTCAACAATTTTTGATCATAATAATCTCTCGAACGTAACAAGAAATTAGCTGTGAAAATCAATTTACCAAACGTTGTACTATTAAAGTGGCTGCCGTCTCTCGTGGCGTCATCTTGATAGTTATTATTAAACGCAGGTGTAGAATCACCACCTAAGTACCTGACATTTGGCAATCTAGTGGTTAAATCAAATTCATCGCTATCTTTTAGTTTTAATAGAAAAGTCGGTTTGATATTATCACCTCCTATGCCAACGACTGATAGTCAGATAGCCCCTGATCAGTTGCCATCTTCTTATAGAACTTATTTTGGTCGAATGTCCCAATACCTTTAGTGGCAGCAATTTGATCAGCATTCAATCCGATAATAGTTTTCATCATCATAGCCATCTGATTAACTGTATTAGTTAGTTCTGCAATTTTGCTATCTGCATTACTAGTAGAGCCTGAATTGTTGCTATCAAGGGACTCACCACCTGTCTTAGCATCTACCACGGCTTTGAGCACTTGCCATGCTCGGCTATCCTTAGCGGCTTCTAGTGGAATGACAGCTTCGGGCTTGTTATGCTCCGCAATTTGAGCGTATTGCCAATTACGGACAATGCCGCCATTGGCGTAACCATGCCCTTGACCCAAGAAGCTAAGACTTGATCCATAGCGATGTTTCGCATAGTTTAGCCCAGCAAGCATGTTGTCATAGCCGTTCCAAATATTTCCATGTCCAGGAAAAGCATTAGCAAGAAACGTACTCATTTTTGTTTGCATTAACCCAAGTGCTGGGCCACTACCATCACCATCTGGATCTGCTCCAGGTTGCCGTGCTTTTTCGTTACCACCTGATTCTGTTTTAATTTGCCGTAACACACGGTTAACCATTGAATCACTAGTGCCTAAGCCATTAGCTGCCAGTGCTTCTTTAACTTGACCGGCCCAGCGCTGTACGCCAGAACCGCTAGGAGCACCCTTACCGCCGCCAGCATCGCCTAGTGTGTCTTGCAACTTTTTCAGTTCTTTTTTAAACCAGTCAACGACACTGCCTGTCAACTTACCAATAACGCCACCGGCTAATTTGCTAAACATTTCAATGCCACCGGAAATGCCACTAACGCTAGACTTGATTAACTTTCCAACATTTTCAATCGGGTGCGCTAACCAGTCAGCTACTTCTTTAGCTTTATCCCAAGCACCGCTGAAGAACTTGCCAATGTTACCGACCACACCGCCAAGATCATAGTGTTCAATTCCAGCCATGTTCATGATTGCTTTGGTTTCTTTACCATTGAAAACGCGTGTTCCTTCTGGCAGTAATCCTGTGGCATTGCGCTTTTGAGACATGCCGACTTGACCATTAGGCAACTGGTAAAGCTCTTTCCAGTCTTCTCCAGCACCATCGTTGACCATGACCATGTGCATCTTTTGGGTGACAGTACCACCATTGGCAAAGTGAACGTGAGATAGTTTTTTCAAGGCATCTTTGCCAGTGAACTTCTTCCAAACCCAGTTGATACCGCTGATAGCGCCATTAATGACGTTGATAACAGCATTCATGCCATCTGCTGCAGCATTTTTAATGCCATCCCATATGTCGCCGAAGAAAGACTTCATACCTGACCATGCGCTATTCCAAACATCACCAATCGCACCCAAAACTGATTTGATAATGTCATGAATACCGCCGAATACATCACCAACAATCCTTTTCATGCCTTTCCAATAATCAGATAAAGCTGATTTTATATCAGACCACGCTTTACCCCAGTTACCCGAAAGCAAATCCAGCCCGACTTTCAAAATGTCTGTAATCACTTTTATGCCAGAACTAAGAACGTCCTTAATCAGCTTCCAGGCGGCTTTCAACGCTGTTCCAACGGTGTCCCATGTGCCCTTCCACAGGCCACCAATAACTTTTGCTATTAGCTCAAAGCTGCCTTTCATTAAGCCAACAAGCAAGTCAACAATTGGCTTGATTGCTTTCCATGCAACTTGAATGACCTTAACAACTAATTCCCAAGTTGTTTTAAAAAGCTTACCAATCTGGTTGAGAATTGGTTGAATGCTCTTCCACATTGATTGTGCACCAGCAACAACAGCCTTAAATGCTGGTTTTAGAGCATTAACAATTGTCTTAGCAACGTTGTTTACTGCATCATGAAAAGGCTTTATGTGTTTATAGGCTTCATAGAATGCCAATCCAGCAGCCGCAACAGCAAGAACAATGCCACCGGGGCCAGTTAGCAAAAGCTTCAGCGAGCCTAATACTTTTGTGGCTCCACCAAGTCCACCAGCACCAGAAAGTTTGGACAATGCACCAAAGTCTTTGATACCGCGTAAAGCGGTTAGTCCTTTAAAGGCGCCCGCAATCGCTGCTGTAAATTTGACTATTTTTACTGTTGCCCATAATCCCAACAATGTTTTGGCAAGTGTCTGAATGCCTCTCTTATTCTTGGCAATGTTGCCTAGGGCTGTGTTGGCATTTTTAAGTGGGTCAGCGGCTTTGCTTGCACCACTGCCCATCAGAACCAAACTCTTGGCGATGCTCGAAACAATGCCAGAAATTGTGTGCCATATGGTCCCGGCGAAAATCTTCAAGATACTGCCCAGTGAACCTGTGATACCAGCCAAGTCTTTACCATGCGTGGCTAAGAAACCAAAGAACCCGCTGACGGTCTTCTGTAGACCCTGAATCCCGTTATCCAGTGCCTTGGTCATCCCAGCCCCGTTACTAGCGCCGCCTGACATACTGCTGATGGCTTTATTAAGCCCGTCAGAGAACGTCTTGCCCAGTGAACTAAAGGCGGTCTTGGTCTTAGGGGATGCCACCCAATTGCTGACGGCACCAACCACTGGGTTAGCCGCCTTGGTCAGCGGGTCAGAGATAGCGGACAGCAGAACCGGCATCTGGCTCTTGGCCGTGCGTATCATACCTGGAATGGTTTTGCCAAAGTTCTCGGTGGCTTTACCGTATTCCTTGGCGGTACTTTCCAGCACCTTTTCCATGGTGGATGAGCTAATCTGACCGGCCGACATCATGTCGTTCATCTGTTTCATGGACAAATTGTGGTTGCCGGTAATTTGTTGCTCGGTCTTCAACAGATTAGTCCGCAGAACTGGGAATGTATTCACAAAGCTCATCATGTCTTGGGAGCTAACTTTGCCGTTCGCCATCATCTGGGCGAACTGGGTACCAAAGTTCATTACGGCGTCATCGGTCTGCCCAAACGCATCCTGCAAGGTCAGAACAGACTTGGTTAAGGATTTAGTGCCTTCGGCTGAATGATTGATCGCAAAGAACTTCTGGTTCAACTGGTCAACCATTTCAGTAGCGTTGTTGGCGCTAATCGCCATTTGGTCGGTCATATCGACCATCTTTTTACCTTCGCTGGCATTGCCGGTTAAGGTAGTCCAAGTTGCGTTCATAGTCTGTTGGGCTAAGCTGTATTCCTTGGCTGAATCAACAGCGGAACCAATCCAGCCGGACAGATGCTGCCAAGCGGATTGCACGATGTTGGACGCCATGTCCGCACTGAATACTTCATGAAAAATGGAATGAGTTTTCTCGGCCTTGTCGTTGGTCTCGGTGATGCTGCTCTTCAACCGTGCCCAGGGGCTGGGATTCATTTTCTTCATCTCATCGGACAGGTTAGCCATAGAAGACTTAGCGTGGGCTAAGGATGTAGCGGTTTCGTCAACACGTGTTTTTTGCGTTCTCCAAGCATTGGAATCCTTGCCTGATGCAGATGCAATCTTATCCAACTCAGCAGACTGTTTAGACAGTTGCTCATTTAGATTGGTAATGGAGGACTTATATCCTTCCATTTTGGCCTTGTCAGCTTCTTGCTGTCTACCTTCAGCCTCCAGGCGAGTCACATATACTTGATTTGCCCGTGCAGCCGCTGTGTACTCTTGCTGTAAACCAGCCAGACCGGACTTTTGATAGTCCATTGCTTGCTTGGCGCGGTCTTGCTGAGCTTGCATACTGGCCAGTTGCTTAGTGGCACCATCGATTTGCTGTTGATACTTCAAAAACTGTTGAGCAACATCGGCAGTATTGCCCTTGAGTTCACTCTGCTTAGACTTTAAAGCATCAATCTTAGCCTGTTGTGAATCAATAGACTTACCCAAGCCATCATATTTAGCTTGAGCAGCTCCAACTGCATCACCAGCGGATTTCATCTCTGCTTCTTGAGCTTTCCAAGCATTTTGGCTCGAACGAACAACCGCTGTTAATGATTTGACGGATTCGCTTGCCGACAATAGATCAAGGGCAATCTTGGTACTCATTGTTGCGTTAATTTGTTGTGCCACTTAAATCACCCTTTCTCTTGGTATTGTTTCCACATAATTGCCGGATCAATTGGACGATCTTTCTTATCCTTGGCAGACATCATTTCCAGCATTTCAAAATAATCAGCATCATC